AGATGCAAGTGCTCGCGCAAAAGATCGCTGGCATTTCCGACCCTGCCGAACGCGCCCGCGCTTCGATGGAAGTCTTCGGCAAGAGCGGCGGCGAACTCCTGCCGCTCCTGAATAATTTCAGCGGCGAACTGGATGGCGCGCGTGGTCAACTCGGATCAATGCCGGAAGTCATGGACCGCTCGGCAAGAGCTATGGATGACCTTGGTGATAGCCTCGACGCCATTGGAAAAAAAACAACCGAGTTTGCAGGTGGGTTTTTAGAGAAGGCTCTCCCATCGTTGAATGCGTTTACCAAATCTCTTTCTGGAATCGACGCTGCTGGGTGGGGGCAAGCGCTGATGAAGCAAGTCATGAGTGTTTCCGATTTCCTTCTGGGCGCATTTAAAGCCCCGCTCCCTGCCATCGAGGCGCTTGGTTTGGCTCTCATCGCTGGCGTGAAGACGGCCGGTAACAACTATCTGAACTCACTCATCGACGCTGGTAACTTCTTGCGCGCCTTCTTTTCATCGGATTTGCCGGGACTCATTGCCGGACAGCTCGGCAATTCGCTCATCAAGATGGTGGTCGATTTTTCAAAATACTTTGTCGATAGCATCAACTCTGTCGTGAAGGGTTTTGAGCAGTTCTTCGGCACAGCCATTCAGACCGTCGTCGGCTTTTTCTCAAGCAGCTTTAACCGGATCGTCAACGCCTTCGCGGCTGATTTCCAAAATGCCATGTCCGACCCGATCGGTTTTGTGACAGGCAAATTTAAATCAGCCCTTGCCGCCGTGAATGAAAACGGAGCGATGACTTTCAAGACATCCTTCGACGCAGCAGGCGGCAGCGTGTTGGACAAGATCAGCGCAGGACTCGGCGCGACCAGCAAGATGTATGGCGAGCGCCTCAAGACCGGCACGGCCGAACTCACCAATGAGTTCAACAAAGTGATCGGTGGTTTTGAGAAAAGCGACCGCGATATTTTCGGCGCAAAAGAATCCTCTGCCGCCGCCGCCGCGAAATTCAAAGAAGTCGAAGGCGTCGGTAAAAAGCTCCGCGAAGATTTTGAAAAATCTGCCGAATCCGCCGACAAGGCTAATAAAAACACAGCCGCCGCAGTGTCCGATGCGGATGCCATCGCAAGCAGCTTCAACAAAGCCGAAGGCTCCACCAAGAAGATCAAGGAAGAGCTATCCACCTCCGCGAAGCTGATGAAAGACATCAGCGATGCCCAGGCGAAGGACTCCGTGGACAAGGGCGGGCGGTTGGAAAAACAGGCGCAAGAGCAAATCCAGCGCGGAGACTTTGAAGGCGCTCGGAAGACTGCGGACAAGCTCGCCCAAAACGAGGTCGAAGCCAGCATCCGAGGCACGGGAAAAAATATGGACCGCCGGAGCATGGCCGAAATCGGCAAAGATTTTGGCCTACGGCAGCAGCTCGGTGAAAGCGGCAAGGATTTCACCTCCCGCATCAAAGATGTGCGCGAAGGCCGCGCGGTCGCCGACAAGTTTGGCGGATCGACCAAGCTGCCAGATCGGCCCGGCCAAGATGGCCAAAAAGATTCCTCAAAGCCTGGCAAAGATAGCCCGAAAAACACACTCGATTCTCTCGTGGGCGAAATAAAAAAACTCCTCGAAAAAATCGAACCGCGTCTGCCAGTGGCAGCGCTCACCGCCTAACCCATGTCGCTCACACTCTACACCACCACCGCCGCCGCAAGCGGCCTCATCCCGCAGCCCGGCCGCGCCGTGGATACCTTCCCGAGCGGCCTCGTGCGCGTCACGCAGACATACATCGGCCGCACGGCAAATGCCTCCGCGCACCGCGCCGCGCTCGCAGTCGGCAATAACATGCCGGGCGGCGATTCCTCCCCCTGTATCGACGGCCTCAAGATTTTCCCCGAAGCTCAAGAGCGTCGTCGCGAGGACGGGCTTACGGAATACATTGTGAGCGCCTACGGCCGCGCCAACTCCACCGGCAAAAATTTTAAGTCGATGGATGTCTCGACCGTGCAGGTGCCGACCTACCTCAACATCACCAATTTGCCAGAAGGCACGAACAACTCGACGACCCCGGTGCAGATGGCGGTAGTCGTAGCGACGACGGCTGTGACGCGCAGTGTCGTCGTGCCCGCCTCGGCCGCAAATAGCGCGATCCCGCTGCCCTCAAGTGACACCTCATTTACGATCATCTCTACGACTTTCGACGCGATCAAATCCTCGCTCAAGGGGATTTATCCAAACGCCCAATTTACCCTCGGTAGCCTCACGGGAGCGATCTCTGTGACGGCCGAACTCAAAGCGATAACCAGGTCTGGATTTGGCTCCTTTGATGAGACCTCGGCGACATTAGTCGGAACTCCGAATGTCATCAACTTTGCGACTATCACCGGCACCATATGACGCTCCCCGTCGATTTCGAGGCGCTCGCCCGCGCTGCAAAAAATGCCAGCGGCGGCGGCTATCCGGTGCAGCTCAGCGCTGCAGATCTCATGCGGAATTTTAATTTTGCCGCACTGGATGCCGACCCCTCGCTCGTCCAGACCACCACCAACGCAGGAGGCCATACAGCTCGCCGCTTGGCGATACCTGCACCGCCAGGCGGTGGCACTTTTGTCCTCGGCGCGGTGGGCGGCGCGCTGCAATGGATCGCCACGGAGGAGTGCTGACGATGAGGGGCGTTTTATGATTATCGGCCGCACTTCCGCCAACAAGATTAAGATCAAGACCGACGGCGGCCTCCGCGCGGTGGAGTGTGGGTGCTGCGAGAGTTTTCAGCTCACCGTGAAATACTCATGGGCAGGCACGGGGCAAAGTGATTTGGACACGCAGACAGCGGCATTTGGCGAGTCTGTGGGCTATGGCTGCGGCGACAGCGGCACCTATGTGCAATGGATCGGTGGCGACAACACCGGACAGGATGCAGTGGAGCAGGTGGATATCCGTGTGGAAGATGCCCGCCGCGATGGCCTTTGGTCCTCCAGCTACAACATCGATGCCTTTGCGGGGTGGTATGGGCCTGCAGGTGGCAGCGGTAACGCTCAACTTATTGTGGAATACAAGGGCCGCACAAAGACAAAAACCATTTCGCCAGGGCAACAGAATGGATGCGCTTCTACGCAGGTAGCCACCATCACCGTTTATGCAGACCAACAAGATGATGGCTCATTCTTTGAAATCTTGTGAGTTTCTAAAAAGCTCCCACTGCGAGCTTGGCTACCATGGCGGGCAGCCGCACGCGGGGAATTGCGCGGCCTGTATCAAGGCAGGGGAGAACACGCCAGAGCACGCCGCGCAGGTCAAATCCAATCCACCAACCCTCCCGCAACAAGCCGCCAGACTCGCCAAGGCAATGGTAAACTGGACATCCAGCGGCTTCACGCCTACACCGCCCGACATCCTCGCCGAGCGCGAAGCCACCTGCCGCGCCTGCACGGAGTGGGATGCCGCCGCGATGGGAGGCACCGGCCGCTGCCGCAAGTGCGGATGCTCGACCTGGGCGAAGATCCGCATGGCGACCGAGCGCTGTCCGATCGGGAAGTGGGAGTCTGTGCCGAGTTTGACAGAGCCGAAAAATTGACCGCCGATGAAATTCTACATCGATCTCGCCAGCCGCCGATTCCTCAAGGCACCGAACTCCTCCGTGCCGCTGGCGCGCGTTTTTTTCAAACGCCGCGATGTCGTGGATGTCGAGGTGGTATTCGTCGAGCGCTTGGCCATCGTGCCGACACCTGCCGGGACCACGCTGAAGACCGCGCTTAAACGCAGCTTCTCCGATCCTCAATTCCTCGCCCTCGCCGAGACCGACGGCACGCTCAATCTCTACACCGTGCCAGTCGAGGAGCTTTTCCCCGGCAACACCGCTTCCGCCTCCGCCCTGCTCGAGGTCAAATACACGCGCCCAGGAGAAGAGACGCGCACGGCCACGCTCGCCGTGGAGCTTCAGAACTCCGTCATCCTCGGCGATGAAGGGACTCCAGTTTTGGTGCCTGACGCAAAAGCAACTCTCGCCGAAGCCGAAGCAGGCACCTCGAATGAAAAATGGATGACGCCGCTTCGCGTCTGGGACGCGATCCGCGCATGGGCTGCCGCCAATTTCACCTGGGCAAATCTTGCTGGCAAACCCGCCACCTTCCCGCCTTCACCCCATACCCACACGGCCTCGCAAATCACCGACTTCGCCGCCGCCGTGCAGGCCGTCTCACCCAGCGAACCAGCGCCCACCACACCCGCCAATTCCGGCATCGCCATTTCCGGCAACTCTCTCGCCACGGCCTACAACACCACGGTCGCCGATGGCGTCGTCAGCGTCTCAGTCGGTGGCGCTCCCGCCGCACCAGCCTCCTCGTGGAAGTCCAAGAACCTCGTCCAAGTCCTGGACGACATCCTTTTCCCGACCATCTTCGCCTCGGTAGGCACCGCAAAATCCATCACCCTCGGCGTGAGCGGAGCCAGCGGCGTGCTTGAGATCGGCAGCAGTATCGCCCGCACGCTCACCGCCACATTTACACGCGGCACGATCCTTGATGGCAACGGCTCCACAAATGCCAATCCCCTCGTCGGCGACGCCACAGGCTACACCTTCACCGGAACCGGCATTTCCTCCACCACCCAGCCCGGCAACACGCTCACCTTCACCACCGCCGTCGTCTCCGGAGCAAACAACTGGGCCGTCACCGCCGCCCACGCCGCAGGCTCTGGCACATACTCCGACAACAAAGGCGTCGCCGGGACCAACCTCGCCGCCTCCCGCGCCGCAGGCACAGCAACCGACAGCACCAGCGCCCCCACGATCACCGGCGTCCATCCCTACTACCACCTCAAATCCTCCTCGCCCATCAGCGCCTCGGCGATGGTCGCCGCGATCGAAAACGGCACCGCCACCAAGGTCGTGGCTGACTCCACCGGCACGCTCACCATCCCCTACGCGCCGAACGCCCAATACCTCGCCGTGGCCTACCCGAGCACCAGCACGACCAAGACCCGGTATTTCGTCACCGCGCTCGACAACGGCGCTATTACCGTCGTCTTCCAGCCCGTCGCCACCCCCAGCGTCACCACCGCTCTCTGGTCGCAGAGCTACAAAATCCACACCTCCGCCGGAGCGCTCACCAACTCCGCCGCAAACATCGAATTGAGGAACACCTAATGCCAACCGGAATCGAACTCTCCGCCGGAATCCTGACCGGCACGAACAAGCCAGTGGACTCCAAATACGGTCCCTACACCAGCACGGCCGCCGCGCTCGCCGACATCACCGCCTCCCTGCGATACCAAGGCCTCACGGTCGGCATCACCACCGCCAGCGGCGTGGTGGAGTATTGGTTCAAAGCCGGAGTCGCCGATGCCGACTTCGTAGAAAAAACCACCGGCGCTGTCGGCGTGCCCGCAGGAGCGCTGATCATTTCCAAAACCTATGCCGAACTGAAAGCGCTCAAAAACGCCAGCCAGCTCGTGTCTGGGCAGTATTACAAGATCACGGATTTCCAGCTTAAATGGTGGAACATTAGCATAAACGACAACACCGTAAAGACCAGTGCGTATGTCGAGCCTTTAAATGTTTTAGCTATTTCGTCTAATAAATTCTCAACAACAGCCAGCTCTGATTTGTATCCGACTGACATTATTTACTATGATTTTGAATCTGTTACATCTGCAAGTTGGGGGCCTGGAGATTTAAACTATAAACCGATCCCTGATTTCAAGGGAGATATCTTCCGGCGAATCGATCCACTCAAAGACATCGATATTTGCTACGATTGGAGGCACATCACGGTGAATTGCTGCCGCCCTGATTTATCACAAATCACAACATGGTCGCCCACTTTAACTTTTAATCAATACGATGCTGTAAAATATAACGGGAAACTTTTTATATCAACAATAGATAATAATACAGCCGAAACAAATAATAGTTTTTTTTGGGAACCTTTTTCGGATTACAATGAGGAATTCACATACTTTCCCACCGATGAATCCTTTTGTTTAACTTTAGTAAAGCCGGTCAAAGGATTTACAGATTTTAACAACTATAACAGTTATTTGAGTAATAATCCGAATACTGCTTATATTTTTAATGTCCCACCACTTACCTCGACTCGGGTTCAAAAATATACATTTAATGACAATGCTGAAGGGGTAGGAAACAGAAGTTTTCATTCTGCTAGTGTAAAACTCGGCTTAAATTCTCACAGCAATTTATTCTGTGGATATGGGGGGTTTACAGACCTGGGAATACGGGCTTCCTTTAATATATTTGGAGAAGCATATAAAAGCATAAACGCTGTCACTGAATTCCAAAGAAATATCATAGGCAGGTTCGTTGAGAATAATTCTTTTGGTTCAGATGTTCGAATGAATCAATTTTCAAATCTATTTACACAAAACAAACTTGGCGACGGCATTATATACAATAAATTCTCAAGAAGACAGATGGGGAATATATTTGATAATCAAGTGATAGGAAATATATTTTGCAGTGGCATGGACAGTAATAAATTTGGGACAACCATTATAGGCAATTTTTTAAGATCAGGTTTTCAAAAAAACAACTTATCGTTAATTTTTTGTGGCAATGATCTTTGGTTTTCATTTGGATACAACACCACATTAGGTTCATTTACAGATAATAATTCTAGGACAGGGAGTGTGAGCGCCAATACTTTTGGCGGAGGATGCACGAAAAATTCATTTCTCACATTCGAAAAAAATGAAATTGGTATAAATTGTCAGAATAATATATTCCCTTTATATTGCCTTGTTAATAAAATAGCAGCAGAATTTGCAAATAATACATCTACATCTTCAGCAATCGCCAGCGGAGAAATGTATTATAATATAATAAATATGGCTTTTCAGAGCAATATCATTGGAAGCGTATTTAGAATGAATGAGATTGGAACTTATACATACGGCTGTAATTTTGGGAATTCGTTTAGAAGAAATAAAATAACAAACGGCGACTATAATGGTTATGCCGGGGGCTGGAATGTTGTGGGTATAAATTTTTCTTCCGCGACGCATGTCGCAAATAATTACGATAAGACCTTGTTTAAAAATGCCGCGTCGCAACTAAAGTTAGCCTACTACAACGCCGCCGACCAACTCATCGTCACCTCGCCTACTGCATGACCATCACCACCACAAAAGACGCCTACCTCGGCCAATCCTGCCGGGTCAATTATTGGGACCCTAGCGCCGTGCGCACCGAACGACGCATGCGCAATCTCTCTGCGATCCTCGCTGACAACCCCGGCGAACTGCCAACCCCGGAGGATATGTTTGAAGAGGTGGAAGTCACCTATGAGAACCTCCTCTTCTGCGAGCGGCTTCACTGGACCACCGACGAGGCCGAACTCGACGCCCGCATCGAAGCCAAGCGCGCAGAACTGGAATCCCTCTCCATAACGCCGCCGCTCCCGCCCGCTCCCTGAGCGAGCCAGAGCATTTGACACTCATGCCGCAAGCAGAGCGGTATGAAACTTTTCGTTGATCTCACCACCCGGCGTTTCGTCAAGTCGGCGGCATCCTCCGCCGCGCTGCCCACGCTGGTGCTCAAACGCCGCGACCTTCTCCCGATTGAGGTCATTTTCGTCCAGCGAGGTGCGCCTGTAGCGGCTCCAAGCGGCACCGTCACCAAAGTCGCGCTCAAGCAATCATTCGGAGATTCCAACTTTCTCGCCGTAGCAGACTCAGGCTACCTTGATCTCTACACCTCCGGCGTCGAAGCCCTGCTCCCCGGCGACACTGCAAAAGCCGACGCCCTCCTCGAGGTCCGATACGCCCGCCCAGGCGAGACGACCCGCACGGCCACGCTCCAAGTCGAAATCCAAAACTCCGTCATCCTCGGCACAGAAGGCACCCCCTCCGCCGTGCCGGACGGCAAAGCCACGCAGGCCGAAGCCGAAGCAGGCACCTCGAACGAAAAGTGGATGACGCCGCTCCGCACCGCGCAGGCCATCGCCGCACTTGGTGCCGGTGGCACCTCGCAGCCAACCGTAATCTCCGACACCCCGCCCATCAGCCCCGCCAACGGCATGCGCTGGATCGAGGGCACCACCTTGCGCTCATACGACCGCGTCGAGGGGCAGTGGATCGAAACGCTTTCGCCCATTTAACAACCAACCCAACACAACACATGATCGCATTCCCAAGCTCCCCCGTAGCAAACGACACCTACACCGCAGGCGGCCGCACCTGGAAGTATAACGGCACCGTCTGGCAGCTCCAGCCCACCCCGGTCAGCTACGCCGACCTCACTAATGTCCCGAGCACATTTGCTCCCACCGCACACCATCACGAGATCGCCGATGTCAATGGCCTGCAAACCGCCCTCGACGGCAAACAAGCCGCCGGGAGCTACGCCACGCTGGTCGGCGGCGTCGTTCCAGCCTCGCAGTTGCCTAGCTTCGTCGACGATGTCGTCGAGTTTGCAAACCTTGCCGAATTCCCGGCCACCGGCGAGAGCGGCAAGCTCTATGTCGCGCTCGACACGGGCAAAGCCTACCGCTGGAGCGGCTCGACCTACATCGAGATCGTCGCCGCTCCCGGCTCGACCGACGCAGTGCCGGAAGGCGCCGTAAACAAATACTACACCGACGCCCGCGCAGCCGCAGCCGCCCCCGTGCAAAAAGTAGCCGGCCGCACCGGCGAGGTCGTCATTGGCATCAGCGATGTCACCGACCTCCAGACCGCTCTCGACGCCAAGCAGATCAAGACCGTCTACGCCGACGCCGCACCAGCACACGCCGCCGGACTCGAGTGGGTGGATACCACCGAGCTTCGGGCCTACCGCAGCTACAACAACCAGTGGGTTGAAATCGACCGCGCTTAATCCCCTCACATGGCTCTCTCCTTTCCAAGCTCGCCGACAACGGGCCAGACTTACACTGACGGGGGCCGCACCTGGCGGTGGACAGGGTCCCTCTGGCAATCCGTGCAATCCGCCCCCGCCGCGCACAAATCCTCTCACGCCACAGGCGGGGCAGATGCGCTCACGCCTGCGGATATTGGGGCGGCTGCGTCAAGCCACAGCCACCCTCTCAGCCAGCTTGAACAAAGCTCTGCCACAAACGGGCAAATCCCCGTATGGAACGGCACGGCATGGGTTCCGCAGACGCCTTCAAGCGGCGTCACCGCGCATAAAGCCTCGCACGCCACAGGTGGAGCGGATGCGTTGACGCCTGCCGATATTGGGGCCATCGGCAAGAACATTTCGGACTCGAAACCCGTCAACGCCATTCGCGCAATAAGCGCGGCTCAATACGATGCGCTTGGATCACCTGATTCAAATACTATCTATTTTATTCTTTAATTATGCCATCTACAACAGGACAAGTTTATTTAGGCAGCAGTTTGATTAACAATTTAAGATTTGGTAACAATTCAGTCTGGACTCGCCCCAGTGATTGGATTGCCATGCCGACAATTATCTCAACAGAACAAAAAGTAGCCGCGCTTTTTCTTGTGGGAGATAACGACAGCAATTTTGTTGCGTTTCGTTTCTCTGGAAACTACACGGTCGATTGGGGTGATGGCAATATTGAAAATGTTGCAAGTGGAGTTACGGCAGAGCATAACTATGTTTTCAGTAGCCTCTCTGCATCAACAGAGATTGGGCCTATTGGTTCTAAAATGCGTCAGGCGATGATTGTAATTACGCCACAAGCAGGACAAAATCTAACATCTATCTCATTTAATTTTAAGCACTCTTCACTTGGCTCGACAGCATATACTACGCCGATTCTTGAAATTACCCTATCCGCTCCAAATTGCACAACGCTTGTAATTGGAGGAACAACAGGAGGTTTAAGACTTCTTCAGCAATGCACTATTCTGTCGCATAATGTAACAAGCATGGCTTCCATGTTTAGTAATTGCTCATCACTTCAAAGTGTTCCATTATTTAATACTTCTGCTGTAACAAGCATGGCTGGTATGTTTAATAATTGCGTCTCGCTTCAAAGCGTTCCATTATTTAATACTTCTGCTGTAATAAGCATGGCTTCCATGTTTAGTAATTGCTTCTCACTTCAAAGCGTTCCGTTATTTAATACTTCTGCTGTAATAAGCATGAGCAATATGTTTAGTTATTGCCACTCACTTCAAAGTGTTCCGTTATTTAATACTTCTGCTGCAACAAGCATGAGCAATATGTTTACTGGCTGCGGATCACTTCAAAGCGTTCCAACACTTAATTGTTCAAGCTCAACAAACATGGTTTCTTTTTTGTCGAATTGTCCCGGGCTGAAGCGTTGCCAAGCAACAGGCATAAAAACCACTGTTTCATTTGCAAACTGTGCTTTAAGCGCAACAAATCTTAACGAGATTTACACTAACCTTGCTAATTTAACTGCGCTACCAACACAAACTATAACTGTCACGGGCAACTACGGCATAGCGACCGACAACCCTGCAATTGCAACAGCAAAAAATTGGACTGTTGTAAGATAATTTTTTATGGAAGACACATCTGGATTTTACAAAGAGGAAAATGGCGAGTTGATTTATGGGCCAAATTTTGTGCTTAATAAAAACTATGAACTCCGCAAAGAAACGCATGATCAACATACATATCCAGTTGATGGGTGGTATTGGTTCGATTCCGAGGCTGAAGCAAAACTATCTTTAATTAACGCACAATGAGCGACCTGAGCAAACACTTCGACCTCTTCCTCAAAATCGCCACGACGGTCGCCCTCCTCGCCGTGGCCCTTCTCGGCACGAAATTCGTGACCAAGGAGGAGTTCCTCGCCGCAAATACTCGCATCGAAAAGATCGAAGCCGTCCTGATCAGGATGGAGCAAAATTCAGTGACGGACATCAGGCACGACAACCTGCTCAACGACCACGAAAACCGCATCCGCACACTCGAGAGGGGGAACACGCGATGACTTGGGATGTCCCAGCCATGATCAAATCGGGCGTCGATCTCATCGATAAATTCATTCCCGACACCGACGCCAAAAACCGCGCAAAAGAAGCCTGGCAGCTTCGCGTCCTCGAAATCGCCGCACAGGAAGCCACCCAGCAAAGCCAGACCAACACCGCCGAAGCCGCCCACGCCTCCCTCTTCGTCTCCGGGTGGCGTCCTTTCGTGGGGTGGGCGTGCGGGTTCGCCTTTGCGTGGATCTGTTTCGGCCAGCCGCTCTTCTCGTGGACCTATGTTTTGATCACAAAACAACCCGCTCCCGTTGTCGAACTCCCGACCGAAATGCTGATGACAACCCTCCTCGGCATGCTCGGCCTCGGCACCCTCCGCACCCTCGAAAAGATCAAAGGAGTCAACGCAAAATGAAACCCGGCCATATCGCTCTCGGGCTCATCCTAATCTCCTTCGGCTTCCTCATCCTCGCCTTCCTCCTCCGCCCATGACACTCGACGACCGCAGCGAGCGCAATCTGGCCACGCTCCACCCCGATCTCCAACCCCGCGCCGTAGCCTTCATCTCCGCCGCCAAGAGCCTCGCCGCACAGCGCGGGCTTGATGTGAAATGCATCTGCGGCCTCCGCACCTGGGCAGAGCAAGACGCCCTCTACGCCAAAGGCAGAACCGCGCCGGGACAGATAGTAACTCGAGCGCGCGCGGGCCACTCCATGCACAATTTTTCGTTAGCCCTCGACATCGGAGTCTTTTCAAAAGACGGCAAAACCTACCACGGCAGCCACGCCCTCTACCGCGAACTAGGCCCCCTCGGCGAATCGCTCGGCTTCGAGTGGGGAGGCCGCTGGAAGTTCAACGACGAGCCGCACTACCAATTCCGCCCCGCCTGGTCCACCAACATGACAGAGCGCGAACTCCTCGCCAGCCTCCGCCGCCGAGTCGCAGAGAAAGTGGATATTCTCGCCTGACCTCGTTTGACAGGCGCACCAATTTCGTGAGCCGCAAGCCCAAAGCCACCGCACCGGCAGACCGCGCTGCAATCGTCGACAAAATCCGACAACTCGCCGCCGACCATTTCGATTGCGGGCTTGTCGTTTTCAGTTGGGAAGAAGGCGGCGAAACCTTCCACATGGAAACCCATTTCGGCAACCGCTACGCCGTCGAATCTTTGTCAGAAAAAACAACAGAACTTTTGTTCCCGTTCGAGGACGAAGAAGACGAAGAAGCCGAAGCATGAAAGCCACTCTTGAATTTACCCTCCCCGAAGAGCGCACTGAGCACATTTGCGCCGTCAAAGGAATGGACGCGATTTTAATACTGGATGACCTTATTTCAGAAATACGCTCATTCCTTAAACACGGCGCTGGCGAATTCCGCGAATGGCGCGACGAAGAAGGCAAGACGCACACAGGGTGCGACGCCACGCTTGAAAAGGTCCGCTCCTACATTTGGGAACTCCGCAAGGATAACGAAATCCCCGACCTACCATGACACCGATCAAAAAATGGAAGCGATGGATGGCCGTCGGATGCAGCCACGGCGACCAGATCGACCCTGAAGCCCGCAAGGCCGTCCTAACTTTTAAGGAACTCTGGAAACCCGAACCCTCTGCGACATTCCACCTCGGCGATTTTCTCGACCTCGCCGCATTCCGCACTGGAGCCGTCAGCGATCCGAACTCCTCCGACCGAGCCGCCAGCGTGAGCGACGACCTCAGCGCCGGGATTGACTTCCTCCACGAACTCCGGCCACAGCACATTCTATTCGGCAACCACGAAGCCCGCCTCTACAAGCTCGCTGCATCGCCTAACGCTCTCGCAGCCCACGCCAGCACGCTCACCATCCAAGCCATCGAAGACGCCGCCAAGAAGCTCAAGGCGAAACTCTACCCCTACCACATACGCAGCTATGCCCAACTCGGAGGAACAAAATTCCTGCATGGCTACATGTTCAATGTGCAAGCCATCCGCGACCACGCCGAGACCTACGGCAACTGCGTCCTCGCCCACCTCCATCGAGTCGGCAGCGAACGCGCCAGAACGATCGACGGCTCCACCGGCCACTGCGTCGGCATGCTCGCCCGCTTCGACATGGAGTATGCCAGCGCCCGCCGCGCCACGCTCGCATGGTCCCAAGGCTTCGCATACGGCCACTACTGCGACACATCCCTCACCGTGAACTTATGCGAAAGAAAAAACGGCCACCCGTGGCTGCTCCCGATCTAACTAAAGCCTGGAGCGCATTTTTTGAGGATGTCGCCGTTGTCGATCCTGCCGAACTAAAAAAGCAGGGTTGGCTAACAAACGCCGAGATCGCCGAAAGAGCAAACATGGAAAATTCTGCCGGCATACAATTAGCCGACACCGCCGTCCGTAAAGGGATAATGGAAAAACGAGTCGCCAAAATCATGTTGCACGGAAAGCGTCACATCGTGAACTTTTATAGGCCGAAACAGCAGTAAACAGGGCAACGGCGGGCAACAGCCTTGCAAGTTATTGATTATTAAACACCCAAAAACGACTTAAAATCCCTTATTCCGAAAGGAGTGTGCGGGTTCGAGTCCCGCCGCCGGCACTGGGTGGGAGGGCTTCTTTGCCGCTGTGGGTGCGGGTCTGCGGGGTTTTGTTGTTGTTACTCTGTGCAACTTGTCAATACTTGCAAAAGCGTTTTTTGTTGAGAAATCGGGCAACACGGGCAACAGTTTGGGCAACATGAAAGCTCGATATTTTGTCAGTCCCAACGCATCCAGACCCGGCACTTGGAAATTGGAAATTCCGGCGGCGGTTTCGGGCAACAGGATTCGGCGCTTCTTCGCCACAGAGGCGGAGGCTTGGGCGGCTGGGCCTGCGCTTTTGGAGACTCTTCAGAAGTCGGGAACGGATGGACTGCGGGAAAAAGATCAGGGTGGGCTTTCTATGAAGTCTGCGGTGCGTGATTACATTGCGACCAAATCCAAGTCTTCACAGGCTCATAGGGACAAGATCGAGCGGGTTTGCGGCAAGTTGCTGGAGGCGTTCGATGGGCCGGTGGCGAATGTGACGCCGCTCAAGGCGGGGAAATGGTTCGACTGCATCGAAGGATCACCGACGACACGGGCGGGCTGGCATCGCTACGCGAGCGGGTTCTTCACATGGTGCGCCGATATGGAGCTTATCGACCGGAATCCGCTGCGGAGGATACGAGCGCCAAAGGCCGAGGCGAAGCGGTCGCTCGTCACAGCCGGGGAAATGGTGACGATCTTGGCCGAGGAAATGAGCGATGAGCTGCGGGCGTGGTTTCTCCTCGGAGGCTTTGCGGGGCTTCGGTCCATCGAGGTGCGGCGGATGCGGTGGGAAGATATTGACGCGGCACGGGGAGAGATCGAGGTGAGGCGGGAAGTTTCAAAACAGAGCACCGGACTGCCGGAGCGCATTGTCGATTTCACGGAGCCGCTGACCAAGCGGGCGGCATTCTTTCAAGACGCTCAAAAGAAGGGTTTGATTTTGCCACCGGCATCGCTGCGGATTTACGCAGAGCGCCAGGCGCTCATTTTGAGGCTGCACGAGGCGGGCAAGGTTCCGTGGTCGCAGTTCCCTGAGAACGCTCTGCGGCATTCGTTCGCCACCTATCACTTGGGTCGTGGGCAGGACGCAGGAAAGACCGCTCACCAGCTTGGACACTCGACGACAGCAATGGTGAAACGGGTCTATGCCGTGCCATCAAGGCGGGCAGATTGGCGGGCTTGGTGGGCCGTTTAATGCTACGCGCAGAGAAGCATTGGTAAAACGATAAAAGGCAATAATTTACCCCCCCCCCCCGCATTCTTCGTGGGTGGTGAGGTCGATCACTTCTGCTATCCAGTCTTCAGGGAGCGGTCCGTCGTAGCTTTGGAGAACCCACCAACGGAACTCTCTGAGCCTTTCACGACTTTGGCATTCACACTGGTGGAGACATTGGACGGTTTGATTGAAGATTTTTGCGAAGATTCTTCAGAGTCTTTCATGGCCTTTATGCAGTGAGCAACAAACGGGCTGATGTCCAGTTTCCCAAGCGGGTTTTCTCTCTTAAAATCAGCCTGCTTTTTTTTGATCCACTCGTGCAAATCGGGCGGAAGGCTGATGTTTAATTTTCTAAATTTTCCCTCTTTCATACCCTACCAGTAACACTAGAAACATCAGTGTTCAATTTTTAGCGAAAATTTATTTTCGCCCGCAAACCTAGTGTCCATGCGGATGTCAATAGAAATCTTCGTATGGGGAGAACACCCCATTGACAGATTTTTATTGCTCTACCGGTAGCACCGATAATATCGGTAGCACCATGCAAACCGCATACATGAAAACGAGTGTGAGCATTCCGGCTGAACTCTTCGACTACCTGAAGAAAAAAGCCGATGCGAACGGAGGAGTGCCAATAAGCCGGTTGGTTGCTGAAGCCATCCGCCAGCAAGCAAAGAAGGAAGCAAAACGGGAGGCCGCGAAATGAAAGGCACGATGACCGTTCGCCAAGCCGCCGAGCAAACCGGCGCGCATAAAGAAACAATCCTTCGCCACATTCGGCGCGGAAGTTTTTCGGCCTGCAAGCCGCTCGCAAATAAAGGCGGCTGGAGGATTTTTCAGGCGTCATTCCAAAACTGGATGTCTGACCAGATCGGCGCGACCTCGAACCGGAGGCCCGCCAAATGAAATCCCCACGCCTTTTTCTTTGCGAGGGCTACTGCCCGCTCACTGGCCGCATTCGCGACCTCATCCATGCCGCCGGATTCGGCGATGCAAAAACCCAGTTTTTTCTCAAACACCGGCTCCAAGCCACCCATGTCACCCCAACCAAATTATGATTGATATAAACGACCCACAATCCGTCTGCCGATCCATCGGCTATTTCCTCACCTACCTCGGCACCATCGCCCCGCTCGTCGGTCTCGGCTGGGCAACCTGGAGGCTGTCGAAATGAACTTTTGGATCATCGAAACCGAGAGCCTCGATGGCAGCATGAAAGAAGTGCGCGGACCTTTCGACACGAGGGCCGCTGCCGAGGCGCATATTCGCCGCGATTTTGAGGCGTGCTGGAACCAAAGCGAAATTTCGCTCGATGACCGAGACGAGGATTGGTCGGGCACATGGTTGATCGTTGAGCAGGTCGCCGAGGTGAAGCCGGTGGCCAAGACGACACTCAAGACGGTGCTCGTGGAGGTAAAATGAGCATCGAAGACCTTCAGACCATCGAATCCATGCACCGGCGCGGTGGGGCATTTGCCCGTGCGCTGGCTCATGCGGCGGCGGCCGCTGACCCTGAGAACCTTGCCAAGGTCAAAGCGACTTGGCCGGAACTCTGGGAGCGTTACGCCAACTGGAAGACTGAGGAGGCCGGACAATTATGACGGCAAGTTTCGCAATCTGCCTTGCAGTTTTATCCATCGGAAGCTGCTTCGCGTCCTACCACATCGGACGCGAGTCTATGCGGCGGGATTTGAGGGACTTCCAAGAACGGCGCAGGCGCTGGGAGGAATTCGATGATGAGGACTGAGGCCATCCTTGCCATCGATCCGGGCACGACGCACAGCGCTTTTGTCCAATACCGTGCGGGCGAGATTCTTGACCACGGGTGGGTGCCGAATGCGGAGATGCGCCAAGTGCTCATCGGCCGCGAATACGACGCGGTGGCGATTGAAATGATTGCCAGCTACGGCATGGCGGTCGGGGCTTCGACTTTCGAGACCTGCGTCTGGATCGGGCGGTTTACGGAGGTGGCTCGGGTGGAGCCGGTTCTTTGCTATCGCAAGGACATCAAACTTTTTCTCTGCGGAACGATGCGAGCAAAGGACGCCAATGTGCGCCAAGCGTTGCTCGATCTCGTCGGGCCACAGGGAACCAAGGCCAAGCCGGGCCAGACTTACGGCATCAAATCCCATAGTTGGGCGGCACTGGCAGTGGCCGTTTTCGCTGCCGCAAACACGAAAAAATGAAAATAACAAAAGGCAAGCAGACACGGCCACAGCGCGTGGTCATTTACGGAGTGGAATCGGTTGGCAAGACGACATTTGCCGCGCAATTCCCGACTCCATTGTTGATAGATATAGAAAACGGAAGCCACAAAATTGATGTGGAGCGATGGGAACTCGAAACAAATCCTGACCAGAAGGTTGCGCTTTGGAATGAGTTTGAAAAAGGAATTTTAGCAGCGCAGCAAACAGAGCATCAAACGATCATTATTGATTCGATTGATCGAGTTGAAACAATTTGCCGTGAATGTATTTGCGAGCAAGAAAGGAAGAAAAGTTTAGAGGAAATTCCTTATGGCAAAGGCTACGCAATGCTTGCAGAGCGTTTAAGCAGAGTCCTTACATCATTAGACAAGATAATATCTGCTGGAAAAAATGTTGTCGTAATTGCTCATTCTCAAATTAAGAAAGTCGAGCCGCCGGATTTGATGACGGCTTACGACAGGTATGAATTAAAACTTGAGAAAAAAAGCTCGCCGCTCGTTAAGGAATGGGCGGATGAACTTTGGTTTTTTAGATTCAAAACCAAGGTTGTCGAAAGCGAAAACGGCAAGGCCAAGGGCACCGGCGGCAAGCAGCGCATCATCTTGACCACTCACAGCGCGGCCTACGACGCGAAGACACGCAGCGGATTGGCTGAAGAGTTGCCGATGGAGTGGGATTCGGTCGCGCATTTATTCGCTACAAGCGCAACACCAAAGGCGAAAGCCGAACCGGCGGTGGTCGTGGTCGGTGCGGAGCATGTGCGGGCCTTTGAGCTACTTGAGGCCAACGAAGAAGCGGTCAACGCCTTCCTTGTCTCCAACAAATCGATCCAGCCAGGACAAACTTGGCGGGATGTCTCAGAAAAACTCCGCGCGAACATCGTGGCTCGCCCGGAGGCGCTGATTGCTAAGGCTACCGAACTGAAGGAGGCGGCATGAGATTAACCACAGAGGACACAGAGGACACGGAGGAAATGCTTGAACTGACTCCGCTTGGGTTGATCTCGATTTACTTGGACGAATACGATGCCAAGAAAGTTGCAGACCAGATCGAACTCTATTTTCGCCGCAACCACTGCGGAATGGCGATCGATGACAACAAGTTAAGTTTCGTCAAAATAGCGGAGGTGGGCAATGAGTAAAGAACTCACCCCATCCATGGCACCGAAACTCGCGGAATGTGCCGTATTCGTCGGCGCATCCGGTGCGTCGGCGGCTGCCCAGCGAGGCACGGCCATTGACTACGCGATACGCATGGCGATGGACGGCAATGAGTCACATTTGCATCAGTTGCCTATCGACGACTTGAATGCCGCCAACTGGGGCATCGAGACCCTGCGCAAGTTAAGTGGTGGCGAGCATGTCGAGACCCGCGAGGAATATCTCGCCATGGCAGTGCCGGGACTCTCGAAGCTCGGCACGGCGGACGCGATTTGCAAGCGCGCACGATGGGTGGCGGACATCAAGACCGGCCAAGTGCGGAACTACCGCCAGCAGCTCGCAGCCTATGCGCTCGGCTGCATGGAGGATCACTTTGCCGAGTCGTGGACGGCGCATGTGGTTTATGTGGACCAGCAGCTTGTCCGCTCCTACGACTTCACACGCGCCGAGGCCGAGGCCACGACGCAGCGGTGGATCGCCGAGGCCACGAGCGCGGACGCCAAGCCTACGCCGTGCGAATACTGCACCTGGTGCGCGCATTTTAACTCCTGCGGGGCCATCGTGCGCCAAGCCGAGGGCGCTCTGGAGCTTGTCACTTCCTACGGCCGCACGCTCGACGAGATCCGCGCGGAGATCGCTGCCGACCCGTTGAAGCTGAGTGTCTTCGCCGCCAACTGGAAGACCGCTGAGAAGCACATCGCCGAGCCGGTCATTGAACTCCTCAAAAAACGCCTCGCCGACGGCGAAGAAATCCCCGGCTGGAAGGTCTCGACCTCCGCCGGCCGCGAATATGTGGAAGCCGCAGCCATCGCCAAGGCGTCCGAAAATGTCTCGAAGGAAACCCTGATCCTCGCCCTCGGCGGCAAGATGACAGGAGCGAAATTCCGCGAATTCTGCGCAGCCGGTGGCGTGGAAGTCGACGAGACAGCAATCAAAGCCGGTTCAGCCATCACCACCCTCCGACAGACAAAAACCAAATAATTTCCTCGCTCAGACCCATTGGGTCGGCAGGGGCAAAAGGGGGCCGCGCATCCTAAAAAACGCGGACCAACAATCAACCAACTACTAAAAAATGCCAAGCTACACACAAACCGAACCGCGCGAGACCTATTTCGTCGAGCCGGGAAAATACGAAGTCGAGATCACCAACGGCGTCGAGAAGACATCCCAAGCTGGGAACTCCATGATCAAGCTCACCTGCCGCGTCAAGATGCCAGACGGCACCAACGGGCCAGAAATCAACGAGCACCTGACCTTTACACCAAAGGCCGCATGGAAAATTGACCAAGTGCGCCAAGCACTCGGGCAAGCCGTCGTGCCAGGAGAAGAATGCACCATCGAGGCCGAGGATTTTGTCGGAATGTCTGCATGGGTGGTCTTAGGCGAGGAGGCCGGAAGCACGAACCCGAACGCCCGTTTCAACACGATCGAGCGGTGGATCGAAGCCAAGCAACCAGCCAAGCCCGCAGCCAAGCCCACCAAGAAGCAAGAATCCGACGAGATTCCGTTTTAACCCAACCGCAGCAACCGGGGCGCGGCGGGATACGCGCAAAGGAGATTAAACAAACCAAGTAAACAAATTATGGGGGCAACTAAACAACAACAACTTGAGGAGATGGAGATGGAAATTGAACGGATGAACGCGGAAGCCCGTGAGGCGGGTTTTCAAGATCACGCAGAAAACGAAGCCTATTGGGCCGCAATGAACGAGGAGACACTATGATTACAAACATACAAATATCGAAACTTAAACCGCATCCTAAAAATCCCCGCTTAGTTATGAGGGAGGATGTCATTGAAAGCATTAAGGCCGGATTGTCTGGCGGCTTTCACCCTTCATACGCTCTTCAAGTCTGGCCGCAGGGCGATGACTTTCTAATTCTCTCAGGCCACCACCGCACAGAAGGCGCAAGGCGGGCAGGGATTGACGAACTCCCTTGCTTCGTGCGTGAAGACTTGGACGAGGACGAGGCTTATATGGTGCTCGCCACGGCCAACGCTCAAGGCGAACTCTCACCGCTGGAGATCGGGATGCACGCACTGCATTATGTGGAGAAGGCCACAGGTGGGCGAGGGCAGAAAGGCGGTCTGTCTGCTTATGCGGAGGCTATTGGAAAAGATAAGGGAAGAATTAGCCGATTAAGAGACGCTGCGGAGGTTGTAAACTGTTGCGGTAACGCAACGGTTTTATTGCAACGAGCAGAACACCTCGCCGCGATCCACAAACTCCCGGAGGAGGCGTGGGGCGTGGCGGTCGAAGCAATGCTCAAGCAGGAGCTTTCGGCCAAGGACACCGCAAAAGCGGTGGAGGATGCTATCGAGGCCGCGAGCGAAATACCGAGATCACAGGTTGAGCGGCTCCACGGCGTAGAGGTCCGCGTGATGGCTGGCAAGGTCCGCCGCAAAGGCGTGCGCGACCTTGTGGCAATCCTATCCGAAATCGACGCCCTTGAAGAACAGGTAATTGACGGAGAGCTAACGCACGAACTGAATCCGCCGGCAGACTGGTGGGATATTCGTGAGGTCAGCGAATACAGAGACGAGATGGCCGCAGTTGTGGCCGAAGCCATGGCGCTCAGGCCGACCGTTTACCGCACTGATGCGCTGTCTCTACTCTCAACGCTCGAGGACGGCAGCATCGATCTGATCATCACCGACCCACCTTATGCGACCGACATTGAAGACATCGCCGCATTTGCCAAGTCATGGGTGCCGGTTGCCATGAAGAAACTGGCAAAGACGGGCCGCGCATACATCTGCACCGGAGCATATCCGGCAGAGTTGGCCGCCTATGCCACGGAGTTGCTGGCTATCGATGGGCTGAAAGTCGGCGTGCCATTGGTCTGGACATACAACAATACGATCGGCCCCGCACCAACGCATGACTACAAAACAAACTGGCAGTCAATTTGGCATGTTTACAAGGAGGACGCGCCACCAATCAACTCGCCTCTCCTGACCGAGAAAAACACCGTCCACACGATCAGCGCACCGGATGGACGGCACGATGGCAGGCTTCACGCTTGGCAGAAGCCAGATGAGTTGGCGCAGATGCTTATCCGCCATGCGATGGCAAAGCCTGGGGCCACTGTTGTGGATCCATTTTCTGGCACAGGGACTTTTCTCGTTGCCGCATCAAAGGCCGGTCACAAGGCCATTGGCTCAGAAGTCTCCGAGGACATGATCAAAATACAAGCTGGGAGGGGAATCCGCCATGAGTGATTTTGAACAGGATGCAAAGTGGTCAGAAAATACACTAAATCAAATCGTTTGGCCTGCAATAAAAAAAGCCGTAGGGGGAAGCCTTATATCGGTGGAAGGAGACGGCAGCAACATAGCCAGACAAATTGACATAAGCTCTGGCATTGATGCGTTTATTAAGAGCGAGCAAGGCATCAAGTCGGTTGCAAGCAGGGTTCAGCGATGCAGCGCCTCTAAGCCGTGGAATACCTTCACGATTAGGGCGGCCCGAAACACCGGAGCAAAGACTGAATGGGAGAAGCGGTGCAACTCCATACAGAACAACGATTCGATTTATCCAATGATGACCATGCAAGCCTATGTTTCTGACCCAAACGACAGCTTTGCATCTGCCGCAATAATAAAGACGGATCACTTGTATCAGTATGCCATTGCAGAGCTTGAGCGTTTAAAAATGAAAAGAACATCAAACGCAGTTTTTTACATCGTGGAGTGGTCAAAGTTAATGGACTGGATCGTCTCAAAAAACATCCGCTCAAGCATGTATATTTTTAACAAACAAATGGCGTTTAACGAGGCTGTTAATTAACCCCCCATGCTCCCTGAAATCACCCTACGCCTGGCAATCTGCGCCAACGCCTGCCCTATCGGCCCTCGGCTGGAGCGCGGCGTGCCGCTGCCGTCCTACCAGCACACCTACGCTCTGGAGGAACGCCCGCAGGCGGAGGCTGATGCGGAGCGGATTCGCAAATACATCGAGACCCACCACGGAAAACCGAAACGGAAATGAGTGAGAACTTACGAACCCGAAACCATATGGGACATGTGTCTCAGCAAGAAGGCATACCCGAGCGAGCGCATGGCAACTCTGAAGCTCGCCGAGGTGCGACTCGCCCGCCGCAACCGCAAGAAGAGCCTGAGACGCTACGCATGCCCGATATGCCACAAATTTCACCTGACGAGCAAATAGACAACGAACTCATGTATACCCGCCGATTGCTCTGCGCGATGATCCGCCAAGCCGTGTTCGACGCCAAGAACGACCGCGAATATGTGACGGCCGACAACCAAAGCGAACGCGAGCGCAACCAGCGGACGGCCATCGATTTTCTGAATTCTGAATTTTACAAAGACCTTTGTAAAGCGCTCGGCGACTGCTCAGGCATCGGGCTGCCTGCGGACAAAATCAAATTGGAGGCGCTGAAATAATGTGGATACTCCCAAAACAATTACACACCTCGGACTTTGTGCCGGATACGGCGGCATTGAGCTTGGACTCCACCGAGTTATCCGAAATCTGCGCACGGTCGCTCTTTGTGAGGTCGAAGCCTTCTGCTGCGCGAATTTGGTCGCAAAAATGGAAGCGGGACTCATGGACGCAGCACCTATCTGGACGGATCTTAAATCCTTCCCATGGGCAGACTTTCGTGACCGCGTGGACATCCTCACTGGGGGCTATCCCTGCCAGCCCTTCAGCGCAGCCGGAAAGCGCCTCGGCACAGACGACCCTCGCCACCTCTGGCCGTTTATCGCAGACGGAATTCGGATTCTGCGACCCAAGCTCTGCTTCTTTGAGAATGTGGAAGGCCACATCAGCCTCGGACTCCGAGAAGTCATTGGAGAGCTGGAATCAATCGGTTACCAGACGGCGTGGGGAATATTCAGCGCGGCTGAAGTCGGCGCACCGCACCAGCGCAAGCGGGTCTTCATCTTGGCCGTCTCCAATAGCCTCGGAGGTGCGGCAGGGCTTTCAAGATCGCTCGCGTGGAATGAAAGGTTCGCAGGAGTCTCTGACAACGGTGGTGGTAAAGGATGCGGCGAATTGGCCGACAGCTACAGCGACCAACCGAGTGCGGAACGAGGAGACGCTGGCAAAGTGCGCGGCCTTTCGGAAGCGCAACGCCAACCAGAACACGGTGCCGCTGTATTTGGAGGAGGTTGTCTTGCGGGAGGAACAGCATGGCCAAGCCGCCCCGGCCAACCCCAGCACGGATGGGAGCCGCCAAGAGTCGTGGGCAACGCCAGAGTGCAAGAACCATGTCGGCTACCAAGTGGATGCGACAGGATCGATGTGGCCACGACTTGGGAGTCAAGTGGCACAATGGGCAACGCCAAACACTATGGATTGTCTTCCGAGCAGATCATACGAAGCGATGAAGCGACAAGCCACGAATGGGCAAAGAAAGAATCGCACCAAGCCAGGCAACTTGAGGGAGCAGATCGACCCATTGATGTGCCAAGCATACAAGGATGCGCAAGCGCAAGCGAATCAATGGGGAACGCCCACAGCCCGCGACCACAAGAGCGGCAGGGGCAACGAGGAGCGGGAATACAAGGAATTGACTCCGATGGTGGAGAGGACGCAGACGGGAAAGCTCAACCCGCGCTGGGTCGAGACGCTGATGGGCTTGCCGGTGGGCTGGGTTATGCCGAGCTGTGCGTCTCCTGTGACAATCGAACAGACGAACTGCGCCTCCTCGGCAACGGAGTCGTGCCTGCAACAGCCGAGCGAGCTTTTAGAATTTTAATGGAGGAACTTATTTAACTTATGGCTGGAGAATGGATAAAGGTGGAGAACCACCTACACGAAAAGATCGAGGTCGCGGCTATCGCTGACCAGACCAAAATGGACATCGATACGGTGGTCGGGAAGCTGCTCAAAGTGTGGGCTTGGGCGTCACGGAATTGTTACGCTGACGGCGTAACAAGTGTTACGGCGCTGCGTGTCATCCGCGAAATCACTGGCTGCGGAGTCTTCGACGAAGCGATGGCAAGTTGCGGATGGATTCGCATAAAAGGCGACAAAATCGAGTTCACAAACTTCGACCGCCACAACAGCCAAACCGCTAAAGACAGGGCGCTTGCAGGAGCAAGAATGGCCAAGAAACGCGGTCACGATGCCGTTACGGAAAAGTTACGCTCAGACCGTAACAAGTCCGTAACCAGAGAAGAGAAGAATAATAGGGAGTCTTCGACTCCCAATCGGGAACCACAACGCTGCCTGTAATCGACTATGCCAACCTACACACCCCAAAAAGCTGAGATCATCCAGATGCCCCCGGCGATCCCGAGAAACGACACAGCGGAGCGTGTGGCGCTCTCCTGCATCGTGCAGCATCTCTCGACGCTCGACCTTGCCACATGGCCGGATGACCTGTTTTTTAATCCCGCGAACAAGCTCATCCTGGCATCGGCCAAAGCCTGCCGCGAATCCGGCGCGCCTTCGGACGCCCTGAGCATCATCAGCCACATGGAGACCTGCGGCACACTCGACGCGGCCGGTGGACATCAGGCGATCGTGGACATTCTCGCAGCCTACCCGACCAGTGATCCCGTGACCGCGCTCTGGTATCGTGAACAACTGCTGACCGCTGCACGCTACAGGCAGGCCCAACAAGCGGCCTCAGAGGCTGCTATTTCGTTTCGGACGATGGAAGGCGACATCGCAGCCGTCTCCGGCCGTCTCGCTGAAATCTCGGCCCTTGTGGACCGCCCGCGCAAGACGCTGGCCGAAACGATGGACGAATGGCTCGCCGAGATCGAGCGCACGGAGCCGCCCGAGGCATTCTCGACGCGCCTGCCGTCACTGGATGCCCTCACCGGCGGCGGACCGAAGCGCGGTGAACTCTTCGTGGTGGCTGCCGAGACATCTGGCGGCAAATCGATCATCCTGCAACAGGTGGCACTTGACGCGGCAGAAAAGCTCAAGCATGTGCTCCTGTTCAGCCTGGAGATGCCGGCGAAGCAGGTCTTTGGCCGGATGCTCTCAAACTTCACCGGCCACCGCGTCAAGACCGCTGCCGAGGGCATGATCCAGCAAGACATGGCTCGTATGCACCAGGCGCTTGCGGCGTTTAAGCGGACTAATCTCCGCATCGAATCGGACTTTGCCGACTGGGAATCCATCGAAGCCTCTGCCCGCGAAGCACACGGAAAAGGCCAACTTGACCTTCTCATAGTCGATTACCTCCAGCTCGTGGCGCTCCGCACCCTCGGCAAGAACGAGACACGCGAACAGCATGTCTCGGAGATCACCCGCCGACTGAAAGGCTTGGCGCTGCAACTCGACATAGCCGTCGGCACGGCGTCTCAAGTCAACGACGAAGGCCGCCTTCGCGAATCGCGCGCCATTTCCCACCATGCCGATCATGTCTGGATGATAGACAAGGGTAACGAAGGCAAGGTGCTACGCATCGACAAGAACCGAAACGGAGAACGCGACAAGTCGATTCCGGTCATCATGCACGGACACATCGCCAGATTTGAGGAGGCAACATGATCGTGACTACAAACTCTGAATTCACGCAAAACACCGACTTAAGCATTAAGTCCAGAGACTTATTTTGTTTTGTCGGATTTGAGCGGGTGACATTGGCCCAGGCAAACGAATGCCTTGCATTGTGGGGGCATAAAATGGGGCAAATTAATCGAGGCAATCAAGGAGCGACCTGTCACGCACTCATTCACGAAGGAAATGCCGTGGCCGTCACAACGGCAAGTAACCTCATTGCGCCAGTAGTAGGCGGTGGCTGCCAATGGATGAATCGAAATAACACCATTGAGCTGTCGCGGCTTTGTGCTTCCCGTAGCGGCCTTTGCCGGGTGGCTCTTCGACTTTGGCGTGAGTTTGTATTTCCTTCTATGGGCTACGAGTTCGCGGTCTCGTATCAAGATGCCGACTTACACAACGGCAATACTTATCGCTTTGATGGCTGGGAGCGAGTAGGGCGAGCACGCAGTGGCACCGACACGCGATCTGGGAGGCCAGGACGCGATAAGTGGGTGTGGGCATGGCCGGGTAAGCCGATCGCCCGCTTCGAGGAGGGCAAATGAAACCCTGCCCGAAATGCCTCTCAACCTCCCGAGTCACCGACTCCCGGCAAAACAACGAACACACCTACCGCCGCCGTGAGTGCAATAAGTGCAACACGACCTGGACGACCTACGAAATCCATTCTGACGAATTCGACAAAGTTTCCAAATACAACAACCTAAAAACAATCCTGCTCAAAAACATACAATGATCTCAGCCTCACCCGCAGAAGCAGCCCGCCTCTTCGAGAAAAACGGGGGCGTCTATTGGCCCGACATCGCCGACGAAATCGATTCGCCGGAGGAAATACTCGCCGACTCGCTCGGCATCAGCGTGAAGGCCGCGCGCCTTGTCCTGCTCCATGTCGAGAACGAAGTGCGAAAGAATCAGGCGCTCATCCTCGGCAAGGTCATCGGCCTTCTACTCAAAGCCAGCAACCTGCCAGCCATGGCGCACGCGCTGGCATTCGCCTCCGGTCTCGACCAACTCAACGGCGCACGATCACAGGCGGAAGTAGCCCGCGAGCTTGGCGTCACCCGTGCGCTATTGAGCCACTACACGCTGGGCGTTCGCGATGTCCTGAGCGGCAAGGATACATCGTTCGAATGCACCAAATTCCGCAAATCCCAAGCCAGCCGCGAGACATTCCGCGCCAAGGCGACCGACCCATTTACCGCAGCGAAGGCAGCGGCAATCGCAAAACTGAAAACACAAACCACAAAAACATCATGCAACTAATCGACCAAGCCATGTTCACCCTTGCCGGGCTGAACCTACCAGACAACCTCACAACCGGACAATGGGCAGACATCCACAAGGACATCCTGACCTGCAAACGCGCTGCATCCAAATGGCTGCAACAATCCCGCGACTACAGCAACGGACGGTGGGGTATTGAGTTCACCGCAGACACGGAAGCACAACTGGAACTCGACCTTGGCCTCGCCCTACCCGAACCCAAGCCCGCCCTCAACCCGGCCGACAAGACCAAGGCCATCGTGACGATCGAAGGATTGTCGCAATCGTTTATCCTATGGCAGAGGAAGATGAGCGATGAAATCCCGCAATGGGACAAAGACCGGCTCAACCGCGCCCTCGAACTCCTCGAGCCTATGGAGAAGGAAGCCAAGCGCGTGCGGGAGCTACTCAACAAATGAGCGCCGAACAAAAGCACAGCCAGATGCTCGGACAGATCGCGTGTCTGGTTGAGGAGTTCGTGAGAGGAGAAGAGACCACCCTTCAAGGCGTGGCCAAGCTCAAGGCGCTCTACTGCGACGCCAAGGCCCGACTGGCGTGGGAGTATGTGGAGCGCTTAGATGAGGAGGCACGCGATGAGTGATACACCAGAGACGGATGCAGCCGTCGAAGCATCCGGCGGCGACTGGTCGCCAGTCCTGCGCGCAGTGGCGCAACGGCTGGAGCGTGAGCGAGACGCCGCGCTGATGGATCGAGCGAACGGAGACATCGCCACCATGACCATAAACCACTACGAGCGCATTCTCCAAGAGCGCAACGCCGCGCGTGAACTTGCTGAAGCGTTTCACCGCGATCAAGTTACGCTACTCCTTGAGCGCGACAACACAAATGATTGCAAAAAGTGAAATCATTTGTCGCCTCCGCCGCCAAGACGGGGGGGCATCGGGAACCCTACCAACCCGCTCAATCCGTGCAGTTTGCCCGTCGCTCGATAGTTTTCTGTGAGCAATAAAATTCCCGTTTCCGCATAATGAAGCCAAAGACCACCCCAAAGAGAGGCAAGGGCCGACCTCGTGACCCTGTTACGGATCGCATTGCCAGCGAGCTTGCTGTAACAAAACGGCAGGCGCGCAACCTTGCCGCCGAATCCGAAACCACCGGCCTGCCCGTAGAGGACATGAAGGCCGCGAGGCTCAGGAAGCTGAAGCTCGAGGGCGACCGGATCGAGTATTTGCTCGAGGTCACCAAGGGGAAGCACATTGCTGTCGAGAAAGTAAAGGAAGAAAACTTCGCTCTTGGCATGGCCGTGAAGGCTCAACTCTTTTCATGGAGTGGCGCATTGCCTGGGCGACTCGAAGGGCTATCCGCAGCGCAGATGGTGCCGATCTTAGATGATGAAATAAACCGCGTTTTAAAAATACTTTCCGACGAATGATCGCAGAATATTTCAAACTCGGCGTGAACCCCGGCGAGCGGCTGAGTCCGGTGCAATGGATGTCTCGGCATGTCGTCGTTCCGCACTCGGCGCGAAATACGCAATTCGATTCCACGACAGCGCAGTGGATGAACGAGCCGATCGAGGAGATCGCCAAAGACACGAACGACGAGATCATCATCTGCGCCCCTGTCGGCAGCGGGAAGACCACGCTTTTCGAGTCTCTCCTGGCATGGATCATCAGCGAGAACCCCGGCCCGACATTGGTGACCGGGCAGACCGACAAGACGGCAAAGCAGTGGGCCGAGTCGCGCCTCGGGCCGATGCTCGAAGCGATACCATCGGTCGCCAAGCTCTTCCCAAAAGACCGGCACCAGAAGCGCAAGACTGAAATCCTTTTTCCGCACATGCCGCTCTTCATCGGTGGCGCAAACCTCACCAGCCTACAGGAAAAATCCATCCGCTGGGCGATAGCCGACGAAGTATGGCGGTGGAAGCGCGGCATGCTCGAGGAATTCCGCCGCCGAACTCACGACCGATGGAACGCCCGCCGCATCTTGGTATCGCAAGGAGGCGAGGAAGGCGACGATTTCCACGACGCAGAAGACTTGTGCGAAAAGCGCGAATTCTCTTGGCAGTGTCTCTGCGGTGCTGTGCATCCGTGGGATTTCAAAAACATCGCCTTCGACCGCGAGACCGACGCCAATGGCGCTATGCTCTGGGAGCGCGTCGCCAAGAGCGCCCGGCTCGTCTGCCCCACATGCTCGCACGAATACATGGACGACCCGCGCATCCGCCGCGCTTTGTCATCCGGCTCGCGCTACATCGTCACCTCGCACGGCGCGCCAGGGCGGATCGCCTTTCACTACGATGCCGCTGCCGTCTGGTGGATTCCGTGGGGATCGCTGGCCGTCGAGTGGGTCAAAGCCGATCTCGACCGCAAGGCCGGAGACACCGAGGCCATGAAACAATTCGTGCAGAAACGCAACGCCCGCCGCTGGACCGTGCAAGGCACCGGAGCCACCAGCGCCGAGGTGCTCGCATGTCGCAAAGATTACCTTCGCGGAGCCTGCCCAATCGAGCCGGTGGCCATCACGCTCTCAGCGGATGTTGGTCAAGACACCTCGCACTGGACCACGATGGCCTTTGCAGAAAATGGCGACGCCTATGTCATCGACTACGGCACCGTGACCGGCATCGACGACATGCTCGAAGTCGCGCAGTCGCAGAAATACAAGACCGCCGAAGGCAGGGAGGTCACGCCCATCGGCGGACTGCTCGACTCAGGCTTCAACGCAAACGCCGTTTACCGCGCGTGCTATCTCTCGGGGAATTTTTTTTTCCCGGCCAAAGGATCAGGCGCAAACTTCGGCAGCATCTCCGAGAGCGTGCTGAAGGAATACCCAACCATGCCGCTCTACACGGTGAACGAATTCGCGTCGAAGGTCTCCCTGTTCATCGACCGAATCGCCAAGCGGAAATCCCCATTCTTATTTTTCCCGAAAGACGCAGGCGAAGAATTCCTTTCCGCCTTCATGGGGCAAAAAATCGTCGTCACCAAAAAAGGCCGCAAAGAATGGCGCTCGGTGGCAGGTGACCACTTCGCCGACTCCGTGCGCCTCAACTACGCCTGCGCTCAACAGCTGCGCAAAACAGGAGCAATCGAATTCAAATGAAAAAATCCCAACTCTGGAAAATCTATGTGGCAAAAAATCCCAGCTTCGCGGGAGACGGCAACATCACGATGAGCGCGCGCGGCCTGCGCAAACTCTTCGACCAAACATGGGACTACGCCTACGAGCAGGGCGAGCCGGAGAACGCACCCATGCCGAATGTTAGCGACTCAAAAGCCGTGGACGATCTTCGCAAAATCTTCGGCATGTTCTGAGCAATTTCGTGGCGTCACGAAATTGATGCCCGCCCGCCGAGCTAGTGTTCATGCGGCTCTGCGGGCCACCAAAAATATTTTTCATTTTCTTGAAAATAATTGTTTACAAAAATCAAGTTTGTGAGAAAGTAATTCCAGATCGAAGGCACCACGCCGGAGACGAAAACAAAAAACCAAATCAAAAAAATGAAAACCTATCGCACTCACAAATGCCAAGCCATGACTGCCAAGTATGTCACCATCGGTAACCGCCAACTCTGCTGCTACAAAAATGCGGCAGCATCTAATTTTGCATGGTCAATCCGCAAACATGACGGTGAGTGGACCGGCGGATTCCCGATCAGCAAAAAAACAATGCGCGGCATTCTCACCGCCTAACAAACCACCCGGCGCGGGTTCGATCCCCGCGCCAGCCTTGACCAACCAAACCAAAAAACGAAAATCAAAATATGAAAATCCAAGACATCCACAACATTACCCTCAACGCAGCCGACAAAAAAGAATCGGAGCAGATTCAAGTTGGCATCCTTTTGATCCAAAACATGGGCTATGGCAAAAAGACAATCGCAGACGAGCAGACGGACTTACGCCAAGCCGTCCGAATCATGCGCGCCGGAATGACAGACCGCCAATCCGAACAGCTTGAGCAAGCCCGACTCGATCGCACAGGTGTTCAGTATGACCCAGATCATGGAACCATTGCCGAAGAGTTTTCCGAAACTGTCGGCGATCTCATCGACGCTTTAAACTCTGGCGACTTTTGGTGCGCGCTTACCGAAGCAAAATAAAAAAATGAAACCACACGAAGACCTTTTAGACATGCTACGCCGCCACGGCGCATCCGAATTAGCCGAGGCCGTAGATGAATGCGAACGCGGAACCGTTGCACTTGAAGTCCACGAATGGCGCGACGATCTCGGGCAGTCCATTGTCAGCAGACACAACATCCACGCCGACATGATCGAGGATTTTGAATCTGCTCAAATTGAAGGATTGGATTTTATCATTCAACCATGAGCCCCACCGACACACAAATCCGTCTAGCATGCAGCGTCGATGCAGCAGGTCACCGCAGCGGCCCACCGCTCACGCTAACCGCCACCGGCCCTGACAACCTGACGATCCCGAACGGCTACATTGTCCGCCACGGCCTGCGAGTCGGCGCTCGTTTTCGCTCGTTTGGAACAGCCATGCGCGCCTTTGAATTCAAGCGCGAAAATCTCGGCTACACCACCATCGCCACAGCATGAAACAAAAACCCACCACCCACGGCGGCCCGCGCAAAGGCGCAGGCCGCAAAGCCGGATCTGGCAAGGGCCGCACATATGTTTCAAAAACCGTGGCGATGTCGGAAAAAACATGGCAGAAGCTCGACCGCCAGCGAGGCACGATGAGCAGAGGGAAGTTTATCGAGTCGAAACTTTGACTCGCCCGTAAAGTTATCAAACCCGCCGCGCCTCTGCTTGCATGCGTAATTCGGCGGGTCTTTTTTTGTCAGAAAAACGACCACAATTTTCCGATACAATTTCTGGTTTAGAAACACCCCCGCGAACCCAAGCCACGCTTGAACTTCCGCGCAGATTCTAATCATCCCGAACACTACACTCGCCGAGTGTAGTGTTTTTCTTTTGTAAACTTTGACTCTCCCGCCTCCATGCAGGCAGGCGGACACACGACCGAAGCGGCCTCTCGTAGAAGCATACTTGCAACGGTGGGATGGGCGGCCATGTATGGTCCAAGACTCCCGAAAGCCCACGCTTGAAAAGGAAGCGCGCACCGTCCCTGCCATCTCCCCCTCCGTGTTCTCTGTGTCCTCGGTGGTCAAACCCATTTTGACACGCCCGCCGAGGCGTGACTGACCTCGACAAAATCAGCGGAGTAAAATCCTTCCTACGCCGCACCAAGACCCCAGCGGAACTCGAAGCCCTCGCGCTCGCCACCTTCGCGTCGGCCACCGAGGAAGTCGTCATCACCTCTCTGTCATCCGACGGCACCGGAACAGGCGGGCAGGTCAGTTTTCCGAAGTGGCTGCTCCTCCAGGCAGTCGAAGAACTCCTCGCGGAAGGCCCGAACGGTCGCCAACTTTTTGCCATCGCCGACCGCAGCAGATACGGCACCGCCGTTTGACACGCCCGCCTCGGCGTGCCGTCAAAAATCAAAAAATCAAGTTGGGGAGGAACCCGCTCTGGCGCTGGTCGCCCGCGCAAGCTCGACGCAAAAGCAGCCGCATTTGAAGCCGCGCAACCTTCGCTAAATCGCGGCCTCGTATGGGTTCCGACTACAGACCCCAAGCGCGAGTTAACGGCCTACACGCGCATGGAAATCCTGCGTCTCGCGCGCTGGCTCTACAACAACGCACCGCAGGCCACCTACCTCGTCGAGCATCTGGCACAACGCGCCATCGGAACCGGCATCGTGGTTCAGCCGAAAACTTCAAACGCCGCTTGGAACAAAAAGGTCGATCAGTATTTCGAGGATCGCGTCTGCGCAGAGGCATGGGCATTCGACGCATCGGCACAGGTCAATTTCTACACCGCACAATCTCTTATCCTTCGCCAAGTCGCCATTGACGGCGACTTCTTCGCGCAGTTCCTCAAGACCAGAGAAGGTGCCGCCCGCGTCCGCTTCATTGGCGGTGAAGCCATCGGCGGCTCTGCCAGCTTCGGCAACCCGGATGACATGACCCACGACGGCGTGCGCCTCGACCAATTCGGCGCGCCCGCAGCCTACACGATCGGCGGCAAGGAAATCTCCGCTGACCAAGTGCTGCACATGCGGCACATCCGCCGGCACGGACAACCGCGCGGCGTCTCGTGGCTCCACTCCGCAGTCTCAAACCTCCGCGACATCTCCGAAATAAATGGCTTCGTGAAAGGCGCATACAAGGCAGGCGCACAAATTGGCTACATGGTGACCAGCACCGAAGTCGCCAAGATCGGCCTCGGTGCCGGACTCAAATCCACCACCAACGAAGTCGGCGAACTTCAAACCACCGACCTGCCGAACGGCATCCTCCTCCCTCGCCTGAAACCAGGCGAAAAACTCGAAGCCTTCAAGAACGACATCCCCGGCCAGACCTACGAAGCCGTGATGCGCGCCCTCCGCTCGGATGTTGCCTTCGCCATCGGCCTCCCGCCGGAAGCCATGATGGTGAATGTCGGATTGGCGGGAACAGAGCAGCGCGCCGTTTTGGAAGTCACACAGAATTTCCTCGAGCGACTCCAGCAGCAGGTCATCGATCAGTTTTGCCGCCCTTTCTACAAATACTGGTTGTGGCATGAAATGCAGGCCGGTCGTCTCGAATATCCCGGCGACGACTGGTGGCGGCACGAATGGCTCGCACCGCGCAAGATCACCGTGGACAGCGGCCGCGACGCCCGCGCTTACAGCGAGCAGCTCGACAAAGGCCACCTCTCTCCGACCCGATATTTCAACATGCTCGGCCTCCGCGCCACCGAGGAAGAGGACGATGTGATCGATACCTACCTCCGCCGCAAAGCCAAGTGCGACGCGCTCGGTCTGAACATTTCCGAAGTCTTCCCGAACTCCGTCAGCCGTGGCATCGCCGCGCAACAACCCGCCGAGCCGGATGACGACGAGCAACCATCTCAACCACCCGCACAAACATGACCACACCCACCCCAAAATTCTATGCTCTGGAAAAAACCGCTGACAACGAAACCACCGTTACGCTCTACGATGAAATCGGTGCTTTCGGCGCAGGCTCGAAAGAGTTCCTCGCTGACCTCGGTAAACTCTCTGGCCAACACATCCACCTCCGCATCAATTCTCCGGGCGGCAGCGTCATCGAAGGCACGGCAATCTACAACGCCCTCCGCAGGCACGAAGGCGGCTTGACCGTCCACATCGACGCTATGGCCGCATCGATGGCCAGCGTCATCGCAATGGCAGGCGCTCCCGTTTACATGGCCGACAACGCCCTCCTCATGATCCACAACCCGTGGACCGTCTCGATGGGCGAGAGCAAAGACCTCCGCAAAGAAGCCGACCTTCTCGACAAACTCAAAGTCAATCTCCGCAACGCCTATGTCCGCAAGACCGGCATCAACGCTGAAGAAATTGGCGCAATGATGGACGCCGAGACATGGCTCGATGCCGTCGAAGCCGTCGCCCTCGGTTTTGCCGACGCCATCGAGGAAGGCGTCGCCGCTGCTGCCAGCGTCACGCCTGACCAGTTGCGCGCTCGTTTTGACACCTTTGCAAAAGGAAAACCTATGGAAAACGAAAACCAACCCGCCATCGAGCCAGAAGTCGCCGCCACCGTCGTGAGCGAATCCGCTCCTGCCGAGCAACCCGCCATCGAACCCGCTCCTGAAGTTGTCGCCGAGACACCAGCACCTGAATCCGTCGAAGCTCCCGCGCCCGAAGTTGTCGAAGCTCCCGCCGAGCCTCAAGCCAAGCTCGCCGCCGCTGATGCAATCCTCGCCAAATACAACGCCGTCATCGCCGAGCGCGACGCCGCCGTGGCCGGACTCAAAGAAGCCAGCGCGAATATCGAATTCCTTCGCAGCGAAATCGCCGCCGAGCGCGAATCCCTCGCCCGCCTGGAGCGCAGCCTCGGCCTCTCAGCAGCTCGTGAAATCCCTGAAGTCCTGCCCACGCAGAACGCGGAAAACATCTACGACGCTTGGAAGAACGCCACCGGCGCAGAGAAGACCCGCATCTTCCGCGCAAACCGCAAGGCTCTCGAAATCGCGGCCAAAAATTTGACACCGCAATAATTCACGAAAACCCAACCAACCACCTAACACACCATGGCCACCACCATCTCATCCGACCTCAAACTGAATGTGGTTCTCGACAGCGCGCTCGTCGCCCTGCGCGAATCCCTTCTTCCCATCACCGCCTTCTCGACCGTCTTCAACTCGGTCCCGCTGCAAGGCACCGACAAGATCGCCGTTCCATTCTTCCCTCTCGCAACTGACGCGACGAGCGATTTCAACGGAACCTATTCTTTCGGCGACACGAACGCGATCAACTCCCGCGAAGTCACCGTGAACAAGCGCAAATACCAAGCGCTCTCCTTCACATCGAGCGAACTCGCCCGCCAGCCTTTCTTCAACGCCGAACAATTCGGCTTCCAGAAAGGCCGCAAGCTCGCCGAGGACATCCTCCGCGACATTCTCTCCGTCGTGACCCTCGCCAACTACGGCGCAGCGATCCACACCGGCGCAGCTTCTGCCTTCGACTCCGACGACATGATCACGATCAAGACCGCTCTCGACCAAGCCAAGTGGGCAAAGTCCAGCCGCGTCATGATCCTCGACAACGCTTATGAAGGTGCGCTCCTCAAAGACGCCAGCATCAAGAACGCCGCCGCAGTCGGCACAGCAAGCGCCATCCAAAACGGCCGCCTGCCACAGATCGCTGGCTTCGATGTTATCGGAACCAACTTGATCCCCGGCAACTCGCAGAACCTCGTCGGTATGGTCGCACTCCCAGAGGCAATCTTGGTTGCCTTCTCACCAATCAAGCCATCACCCGGCGTGCTCAACCACCTCACAGCCTACGAGACCGCAGTCGATCCAGAGACTGGCCTGACCATCGAGTATCGTAGCTGGGCAGACCCCGACACCGACACCGAGAAGCAAGTTCTCGAAGTCAACTACGGCTACGCCCTCGGCCACGCCGCCGCCCTCAAGCGCATCGTCTCAGCTTAATCCTGATGCGCCTCGCAATCACGCTCACTCGCACCGGCGACACTTGGCAGGTCAAGCACCTGCCAAGCGTCCCGCTCGGCGAGCAGCTCGCAGACTTCAAGGCCAAGCAAGTGGCCGGCGAATTCACCGCAGACGAGACGCTCGTTGTATCTCTTAACGATACTCTCAAGCGCCACGCGATGAAGCCATCCGCCGCACCCGCGCCAGTCGAAGTCGAAGAGTCACCCAAAAAGAAAAAATAACAGCGCATTCCCCGCGCCAGCCCGAAGACGCCCGCCGGACTTAATCCGGTGGGCGTTTTCTTTTGACACATCCGCACAGGCATGTCGCCAGCGCAAAAAGACCACCTCGAAAACCTCGCCGCCACCGCGCGAAACACGCTCCTCGGCAAGCCCGCCACATTTCGCGGGCAGAGCATCCGCGTCGGTCTGTCTGCCATCGCCATCGGGCTTGATCTCGAAACCGGCGGTCTGCGCCAAGGCGGCGAATTCACCGCGCGCTTTCTCGCCTCCGCCCTGCAATCCGCTCCCCGCCGTGGCGAGCAGATCCTTGTGGATGGCAAGACCTACACCATCCACACCGTGCGCGAGCAGACCGGCACGCCCTTCGAGTTCGTCGCAACCATCGTCCCCGGCTCCGCTTTATGAACGCAGCAATCGAATCATCCCTCCGCGAGTGGCTCCTCTCCACCGCCCCTTTCGCCGACTCCGCGATCTTCACCGGCCAATCTGCCGAGACTATCCCCGGTGACGCGCCGGTTGTATTCTGTGCCTGCGAGACCGTCGAGCCGGTCGCCATGGGCTATTTCAAATTCACGGCGCAGATCATTGTTTCCACGCCGTGCGTGATTGAGGAGTCGCTGCCAACGCATCTGGCGCTTTCGGATGCACTCAAGGCCGAACTCTACGACATCGCGCCTCTCGTGGATTTCCTCCCTGCATCCATGCACCTTGCGGGCGTCACGCTGAATGCCTTCGGCCAATCTCAGGCCAGTGAGCGCTGGCTCACGACGGCCGAGATCGTCCTCGGGGTCATAGAAATTTGACACGCGACTTTTTGCGTAACCCGAAAAAAACATGGCTCTCTCACTTTACCGCTCCACTCCCATTGCAAATGCCGTTTATGGCTGCCCGACTGTCTCTGGACTCATCGTGGAATCCTTCTCCGTCTCGGAGACGACATCACCCACCGAACAAAAAGACGACGAGGGAAATATCATCGCCGTAGCGGTGCCTGATGCCGTCATGGAAATCAGCATCGAAGGTCTCCGCACAGGCTCGTTCTCGCAGACTGTTGGCGGCCTCCTGTCGATCACCATGCCAACAGGCATCACCCTCGGAGCCACGACGATTGTGACCGGCCTCACCACCACTTTCGCCTCTGAGCAGTTTGAAAAAATCTCCGTCGCCGCACGGTCATACAAGACAGCGATGACTGCGGCGACCTCGTAACTCTCCACCTCCTCGCCGGGGCAGTCGCGTAGCGGCTCCCCGGCAGGCCCACCACGACAAATCCACGACAAATCCACGACAAATCCATGACAGCTATTTTTTCCACCCGCGACCTCAAGCTCGCCTCGATCCTCACCACTCTCGGTTTTGAGTTCGAGAATCCCGCCGCTCCTGCCACACGCATCCGCCGCGAATCCGGCGAGGAGTCCACCGTCTTCCACTTCCTGGCGAATCACCCCACGAACGGCCAAGCCGCCGATGAGGTCATGCGCGCCTTTGCTGCCGGCGAGGACTACATCGCCGCGCACCAGGATGAACCGCTGGCCTACATGCTCGCCGTGCTGCGCAACCGCGATGAACTCGTATCCGTGGTCAAGCAGACGCCTCGCCAAGTCGTTTTCGAGCGCAACGGCCGCATCATTTCCATCAGCGAAAACGCCACCGAGGCGGACAAGAAACGCTTCGCCAAATTCATGTGATCCCCAGATCACCAACGAAAAACCCAACGAAAGACTAAATGAAAAAGACACCCGAAAACACCGATTACGAAACCGACGACGAAGCCCTCCGCGAAGCCGCATTCCGCGACGGCCCGCGCAAGGCAGGCAAATGGAAACTCCGCCCGTGCGTCCCCGCCACGATCTCCATCATCCGGTCCAACATGCTCGAGAAGCGCGACGAGTTCTGGTTCGTCGCCGCATTCGCCTTCGTCCACATCGCCCCGATCGATGATGTCATCTCGGTGGACAACGACCCCATTGCTTTCAACGCCGCCGTGCGCCGCTGGCAGCTTGATAACCTCACGACCCTCGAGGAACAAAACGAACTCTCCGCACTCGTCTCCGCAGCCTGGGAGCGCGTGAACGCCGCCGAGACGAAGGCCAAGCACGCCTCCACCGGAAGCACCGAGTCGGGAAAGTAGCATCCCCCAACTGGCTCGCCTCCTATGTTTACAGACTCGCCAGTGTCACCGGTTGGGGGTTCCACGCCTGCATGTGGGAGATCCCCTATGCTGCCGGGTTGCAAATCTTGGACGCCGATTCATTCGCTCGCGGCATACCTCGCGTATATCTCCGCGACAATCCGCAGGCGGATTTTGACTCGGTCGCTGCAATAGACGCCGTTCTCGGAAAGCTAAATTCTCATGCCTAACTTTGTTCAGATTGACGACTCCAAGCTCATCAAAAAGATGAAAAAATATGAGCAAGTCGTCGGTAAAGAAGTCGAGCAGCTTGTAAAAAATGCTGCCCGCCTCTGCGCCATCGAGTGCATGCGATACACGGGGCCAAAGGGCACGAAGGGGCAAGACAAGCGCCGAGGCGAGAGCAACATCAAAAAAGACCTTCGCGGCATTTTTACCATCGTGAATCCCAAGTGGTGGAAGGCCGTTATGGACATGGGCAAGGACAAGCGCGAGGTGCTCGTTCACGAAAAGACCAGCATCGTCTGGGCGCGCGACACGCAGGACACCATCGACTCTGTTGAAGGCGCGCGCACTTTCCACAAGGCAAACAAGGCATCTGGCAAAACTACGCGCTTGGGCATGCTTGATCGGGCCATCATCAAGCAGTCGGTATATCGCAAATATCTTAAGGAGGTTTTCGCAAAAGTCGGCATCGCCAAGGCGGGGTGGGCATCTGCCGCGCAAAAGTGCGAAGCGGATGTCCGTGAGCCAATGAAGGGAATCCCCGCATGGGTTGAGCGCAATATCTCAAACTCCCCCTCGGCTGTATCGAACCACAAGGGAGTCGGCATGTCTCGCAGTGTGAAAATGACCAATAAGGTTCGCTATTCGCGAGAAGTTCTGGATGCCGGGAATGAAGCGTTCGCCGTCAACCTGGCTAAGAAAAAAATGATGAGCATGATGAACCACGCCATTCGGTATGTGAAAACCAAGGAGGCCGAACTCGCATGAGTGATGTAACCGTCGAGTTTGGAGCCAAGGATACAAACCTTAGCTCCACGATTTCCAAGCTGAAGGGCGACCTCAGTAGCACCCAAGCGGCCGCCAACAACGCCTCGAAAGGCTTCGACATGTCTTTCGGCAAGATCGGCCTCGCGGCCGGTGTCGCCGGTGTCGCTGTGAAAGCTGGCATGATGGCCGTGGAAGCAGCCACCGCAGCGGCCAGTGCCGTCGTGGCAGGATTCGGCCAGGCGATCGACCTCGGCGGGCAACTCACCGACCTATCCTCCCGCACAGGCGAATCAGCCGGGAGCCTCCTCGTCCTCCAACGCGCATTTGAAAATACAGGAGTCGGCGCCGAGAAGGTAGGTCCAAGTCTCAACAAGCTCCAAAAATTCATGGCAGAGGCAGCCGCAGGTGGAGCAGAGCAATCCGCCACGCTGAACGCTCTCGGCCTTTCGATGAGCGACCTTGCGGGCAAGACGCCAAGCGAACAGATGCAAGTGCTCGCGCAAAAGATCGCTGGCATTTCCGACCCTGCCGAACGCGCCCGCGCTTCGATGGAAGTCTTCGGCAAGAGCGGCGGCGAACTCCTGCCGCTCCTGAATAATTTCAGCGGCGAGTTGGAAGGTGCCCGTGGTCAACTCGGCAGCCTGCCGGATGTGATGGACCGCTCGGCCCGCACTTTTGATGACTTCGGCGACGGCATAGGAGCACTCAGCTCGAAAGCCATGGAGTTTGCCGCAGGCTTCTTGGAATCCGCACTGCCTGCGCTCAATACATTTACGGCAGCGCTTTCCGGCATCGATGCCGCAGGGTGGGGGCAGGCGCTTATGAAGCAGATCATGAGCGTGGCGGATTTCCTCATCGGAGCCTTTAAAGCTCCGATGCCAGCCGTGGAAGCTATCGGATCAGCTCTCGATGCTGGCATGCGAATTGCAGCAAATAATTACCTGAACTCCCTCATCGACGCAGGGAATTTTCTGAAAGCCTTCTTTACTTCTGATCTCCCCGGCCTCATCGCCGGGCAGCTTGGCAACGCGCTCATAAAAATGGGCGTCGATTTCGCAAAGGATTTCGTAGACCGCATCAACATCGTGGTAAAAGCGTTTGAGCAGTTTTTCGGAACTGCCATCCAAGGCATCGTTTCGTTTTTCTCAAATAGCTTCAACCGCATCGTTAATGCCTTTGCGGCCGACTTCCAAAATGCCATGTCCGACCCTATCGGGTTCGTTACAGGCAAATTCAGTAGCGCCCTTAGCGCCGTGACCAAAGATGGCGCGCTGACATTCCAGAGTTCATTCGACTCGGCATCCGGCAGCGTGCTCGACAAAGTGAGCGCGGGCCTCGGGTCTGTGAGCGATATGTATGGCGAGCGCCTCAAGACCGGCACTGCCGCCATCAAAGACGAGTTCGGCAACCTTATTTCCAGCATCGAGCCAAGCACAAAAGACTTTTTCGGCGCAGTTCCAGCATCGGCTAAGGCGGTGGAAAAATTGAAAGAAGTGGAAGCCAGTGGCACGAAGATTCGTGAAGACTTCTTGAAAGCGTCAGAATCCACCGACAACTCCAAGAAAAACACAGCAGCCGCAGTGACTGACGCCTCGGCGATCGCCGGGTCTTTCAATAAAGCCGAAGGCTCCACAAAGAAAATTCGCGAGGAGCTTTCCACATCTGCCAAGCTACTCAAAGACATCGAAGGCGCTCAGAAAAAGGACGAAATTGACCGTGGCGGGCGGTTGGAAAAACGCGCGCAAAATCAAATTTCGCAGGGCAATTTTACGGGCGCACGGAACACCGCCAGACAGATTCAGAGAAACGAGACGGATGTCGCTATTCGCGGCTCCGGTAAAAACAGGGATAGGCGAGATTTATCCGATATCGGGAAAGATTTCGGTTTACGAATGCAATTAGGTGAAAAGGGAAGTGATTTCGCTAACCGCATCAAAGATGCTAAAGAAGGGAACAGTTATGCAGATAAAATGGGGCGCTCGGTGAGAAAGGGGGAAACCTTTAGCGACCAAGATAGCATCTCCAAGATGAAGAAAGGTATCAAGGATGAGATAACAAAACAAAATGTCGACAAGCCCAACCAGGATGGATCGAAAACCGGTGACTCTGGCGGCAGCGGGGGTGACAAAAACAAACCCCAGACCCTGGATGCCATGGTGAGCGCTCTGCTTGAGCTCGTCAAAAAAATCGAACCCAAGCTGCCCACCTCGGCCTTAGCCGCGTGACACGACTCATGAGCTACACCATTTACAAATCCACCTCCGGCCTTGTTGCACAAGCAGGCCGCACCGTGTCAACCTTCCACAGCGGCCTCGTGCGGGTGGAGCAGAGCTACCTCGGCCTCACGGCCGCCGCCGCCGCAAATCGCGCCGCACTGGCCGTTGGCAACAACATGCCCGACGGCGACTCCTCGCCATGCATCGACGGCTTAAAAATCTTCCCCGAGGTGCAGGAGGTGCGCCGGGAGGATGGCTTCACCGAATACCAGGTCTGTGCCTATGGGCGGTCAAATACGAATGGGAAAAGTTATTTGCTTCCGGCAGGCAAGGCATTGCCACCTCTGCGGTTCCCATCCCCATATTATGTAAATTCCATCTTTCAAACAAATGGATTGGTTTTGAATTTCCAATTCCTCTTTGGAACCTATGTCACTGAAAAGGCTCTTAAAGGGGGGTTGGTGGTGCCATCCGCCGATCCTGCCACATTCCCAGCAGTGCCGACACTCTCCGCCTCGGTAAATACAGCTCTCACGCAGCCATTCCCAGATTTTTCAAATGACAATGGCTCCACGGTGCCCGTCGTGCAGTCGCTCGTTTGCGACCTTTTTTCAAAAACTCTGCAAAATGAAAAATGGAGATATACTTTTGAAGTAACGGCCACCTTCTCCACTTCGCACGCCTACACATTCCCGTCCGGTTTTGGCACTAAAATAAACATTGTGCCAGGAGTCCCGCACAAAATTGGACGCCTAAGTTTGGATTTTTCACCGAAGGATTTAGATCAATCGACGCGTTTTTTCGGTGCATTTTTCGAGCACACCATTTCTCAAAATTTTGATTTTGTATCCTATGCCAGCGAGGCTTGCGCCACCACGGGGACTCCATTTACGCCGAATTTCCCCAACCAATGATAAAACTCCCGGTCGATTTTGAAGCGAAGGCACGCGGAGCCAAGCCGCCGAATGGCGCAGGCTACCCGGTGCAGATCAGCGCGGCCGACCTGATGAAGAATTTCGTTCACGCCGCACTCGATGCCGACGCGTCACTCATCGAGCAGACCACCGGCACAGGCGGCCACCCGGCGCGAAAGCTCAAAATACCCGCCGTGCCGGGGAGCGGAACGAAAAACCTCACCGCCTCGAGCGGCTCTCTCACCTGGACAGATGCCATCCCCACGCTGCCGAGCACCGGCACGCATGTCCTCGGCGCGGTGAATGGCGTGCTGCAATGGATCGCCACGGAGGAGTGCTGAATATGAGTTTTCAGTTTTCAGAGTTCAGTTTTCAGTGGTGCGTTTTATGACGCTGGGCCGGTCAAGTTCTGGAGCTATTAAAGTCAAGGCCGATGGCGGCCTCCGCGCGGTGGAGTGTGCGTG